GTGCCGGTTCGATTCCGGCCCCGGGCACCATAGGTTTGGCGCTATAGAAATGATAGCTACGTCTGCATCGTGTCTGCAACCATGTCTGCATTTACTTGTGCGATACGGCAGCAACGCCTTGTATCTTCTCTAAGGTGCGAAGCCCGCCCAGGCCAAGCATCCCCATGAGAATTGGCATCATTTCTGAAATGTCTGCTGGGCGTAGGTTCAGCGTCTTGCCAAGGTAGGCCGCGACAAAGACCGCGATGGGAAGTCCAATCCAGTTCCACGCGCAGGCCGCTCCACATACCCAGCCGATAAAAGGTCGCCAGCCGGACACGAACACCGAAGGGTTCTTGGCCTCTTCCTTATTCGTGTCGGTCTGCGCCTGAATCAGAGCAAGGCTTGCTGCCAACTGCGCTTTTTCCGATTCGGTCTTGTCGGGGAAGAACATCCCGATGATCCCTTTGGCAGCTTCTGCCGCTGCGCCAAGTCCTGTTAAGTCTGCCATTACAGTTCTCCAAAGTAAGTCTGTTGAAGCGGCTGGTGCGTCAACGTGCGCCAAAGAATCCAGATTGCAGTTCCAAGGCCATGCGCTTCCCTGCTACGTCCTTGGTCAACGTAGTACGTCCGTTTGTCCAGCAACTTGACCAAAGCGATAGCTTCCAGTTCGGTCAAGCGTGCGTCCAGTGGGTTGACCTCATGCAACATAGTTTTTGGTCCCATGCTCATCAATCACAAGTGCTTGGCGCTGCATACCGTTGAAAGCAATGTGGCACCATGAGTTCCACTCCAAGATCACCTGTTTGAAGTCCAAGTCGGACTCTAGGATTGCGTCAACAATATCTTGAGGTGTGCCGTAGTTCGGACAGATAAAGTCCACGGCAAAGCCCGTTACGTGGTCACTGGTAGGTTTCGACCCCACTGCCGCGTTGACGCCATTAGGTCCGGGCGACCTGTACCACGAATTGATGTGGATTGGTCGTTTACCGAGCATCAAGCGTATGGACTCCATACCCGCCGCAGCCGCTTTCATGTTCTCAATGACGTTGGCTGGAGGGTCGTTATCAATGCCACGGTGGGATGTGGCAATTGCCTCTTCCAGAGTGAAGTGTTCTGACAAGTTCATTTCTTGGACTCCAGACGCTCGATGCGGGCCTCGATGCGGGCATCGGTGAGTTGCCCCTCATGCAGCGCGGTGTGGATCGCTTTAATGTCGTTGGCCGCGTAGACGATTGCGGCAATCACCACCGACTGCGCTGCGCCCAGAACCCACGCCGCAACTTTCCAGGCACCCTTGCCTTGATTCAGCAACTCGGCGTCCTCTTCGACTTTCTGCTCAAACCGTTCCAGGTGTTCTTCAAACTTGTTGTTCAGGCTTGCCGTCACCTGGGTGTTCGCCACCAGGCTGTTGTTGATGCTGTTCAAGATGATTAAAAAGCTGCGTTGCTTTGGATCATTCTCTTCAGCGATCATGGCCTCGATGTCGTGTCGTTTCATGTCCGACGCACGCCGAGAATACAGTGACGAATCTGTCATTTTTGAAATTCCTGTGAGTACTGACGCCGCAATAGTTCTGACTCATAGGCAGCGCGGCAATGGTCGCGTTGTAACGGATAAAACAGGAAATCGATCACTTTTCGCATGAACCCCCAAAAGTGGCCGTCGCGCTCCATGCGGTACGCCGCACTGGACATCGTTTCATCCGGCTCACCGTTGCAGATCGCCACGTTGATGAACTGGTCCAGGGCGATCAATACGCGAAGGATGTAGTTCATAGCGGCCACCCGATAACGCTGAGTTGTTCGGGAGTCGTGGCCGCGTCGATCAGGGACCGTAACTCGGTGGCGACCGCAAATTGCGTTTGGACGTGCGTCCCGAGGGCCACGCCGACGGCGATCATAGCCGCCGCGTTTAGTGCGTGCGTCGTGTTATCGGCCAGCGTCCACACGGTCGCAAACGACGAACTAAGCGTCGCCAGCGTTACCGCCCCGGTTATGCGCGCCTGTGCGATCTGATCCGAGTCGAACGTCGAACCGTCCCACACAAAACCCGCGTACTCGCGGACCTCGCGCTCGGCCTTGATCGCGGCCCACTTTTCAGCTTTGAGTTGGTCGAGTGTGCGAGGGTCGTACCACTGTTTTGCAACGTAGTCGAAAACGTGGTTCGGCGAGGGTTGCGCGGGCATTACCACCAATGCGCCGTTTTCGACGTAGTGGGTGTAGGGGTGCAATTCTTCCGAAGTGGTGAACCCCATCGCGGAAATCACCGGGTCGGGGTGTTCACTCGGCGGGTATTGATTAATGAACGTAACTTGACCCGCCGGGGTGTGGTAGTAGTAAAACATTTTTAGACCTTATTCTCGGTAAGGATCACGTCTGCATAGGCGTTAATCGTCGTCCCCACGGGTAACGTCAGGGCCGCGCCTAACGACGTGAATCCGCGCACGTCTAAGTAAAAGCGGACGCCATGCGATCCCGCAATCCAATCGGTAAACCTGCATATGACAGGGATCTGAAAACGGGTATTCCTAAAGGTCGAGTTTGTCGGGTATGCGTAGATTTCAGAGGCAAATGCTACGGGTGTGGTTCCCCCTCCTAGAGCGGGAGGTACGGACCACCCGAGGCCAAAATTCCCGGTCTCGTCTTTTAGGTAGACGTTAACCTGAAACCAATACAAGGTAGACAGGTTACAGATCACCCCAATATCTAGTAGGGCGTTCAGTGTTACGGGTGCGCCTGTGCAAGTTAATAAACTCGACCCGCTTAATACCGTCACACTGGTGGCCGCCACGCTGGACACCGTCGAGAAATACGCCCGGCCCGAGGACGCCGCCACCGTCGCCGCGTTAGCGACTAGCCTGTCGGTTGTGATTGTCCCGGCGGATATTTTGGCGGCTGTGATCGTCCCCGTCGCGATCTCGTTCGCGGTGATCGCTCCCGCTGCGATTTGCGAGGCCGTGATCGTGTTCGCCGCTATTTGCCCAGCAGTTATCGTGTTCGCCGCGATTTGCCCTGCGGTGATCGTATTGGCCGCTAGTTGCGTGGCCGTGATTGCACCAGCAGCGATCTGCCCTGCTGTGATGGTGTTAGCTGCGATCTTGGCCGCAGTGATGGCACCATCAACGATCAGTTCGCCCGTTACCAATTCCTCGATGCGAATGTCCTGCGCTTCCATGTAGCCAGCAGTGCTGGAATAATTTACCAACACCATTGGCGATGCCCACGGTGTCGTTGCCGTCCATATCCATGAAAACTCTGACCACGTTCCGCTGGGAACAACACCCTCCACGGAGCCTGCTATCTGGGTATAGCCACCAGTGTTTTTGGTAGTGTAGGCGTCAATCCGCAGATACATCGTGCCATTGCCACCAACATTTCGGGCCTTGCACGACACCTTGTATTGCTTGCCAATCGCAACTGGTACGCGGTTCGTTCCGTATGCCGACGCCCCACCAACGCCACCCCTGAGAGTTGTGGTGCCGGATACACCATCGGTGACACTGCCTTGCGTGGGGAAAGCGCCCCAGTTGCAAATCGTCCACGCTGCCGTGTCTGCGAAACCTGCGTCAAGCCATATGTTTTGACCCGCGCTTGGGGCAACAACCAGCTTGCCCGTGGTAATTGCACCCGCCGCAATGTCGGCGGCTTGAATGGTGCCCGCCGCAATCTTTCCTGCCACCACCGCGCCAGCGGCCAATTCGCTTGACGTAATAGCCCCGGCTGCAATCTGCGAGGCTGTAATGGTGTCGGCAGCAATCTGCGATGCAGTCACGGCACCGGCGTTGATCTTGGCCGTGGTGATGCTGTTGTCGGTGATCTGAGTGCTGACAATCTGACCCGTGATCTTAGCCGCAGCTATTGCTGCAAGCTGAGAGTCAGACAGAGTGCCCGTGACCTTGCTTGCGGCCATGCCAGCAATCTGCGCGTCCGCAACCGTACCAGAGAGGTCGGTGGTCGGCACTGTCGCAACGTAGGCAGAACCGTTCCAGCGGTACAACTTGCCATCCGTTGTGTTGACGATGGCCCGCGTGGTCAAGGTTCCAGGTACGCTGGAGACAACACTTACCGGCTCAATGCCCGCAGCGAAGGCATTGGCACTGATAATCCCGGCGGCAACCTGCCCAGAGGTGAGCGATCCCGGGATGCTACCCAAGGATATGGACCCGCCCCCAGCACCGCTCAAGGTGCCAGAACTGCTCAAAGTGATGGTGCTGTTGTCCAAGGCCACGGCAGCGTAGGTCACCGATAGTGCGCCCGTGCCCGCGCTGTAGTTGCCCGAGGTATCGCGGTGCTTCGCCCAGATGTTGAATGCGGTGCCCGTTGGCCGCGTCCACAGGAACGTGTTTGCGGTGCCTTGGTAGATGATCGTGCCAGCGGCCCAAGATGCGCCCACCTTGATAGTGGTGTCCTGGTAGTCCTTGTCCGCGCACATGTCCCAGGAGAGTTGGATGCCCGCCTCATTGGTGACATAGGCCAGCGAAGTGACATCCGCTGGGGGCGCACTCTTGCCAGCCACCGTGTGCGGCGATGCCGTGTACCAGGCCGATTGCGTGCCCATCGAGTTAACGAATCGGATGCGCACGTTGTAGATCAGCGTGTCCTTGACCGGGGAGATGTAGGCCACACCCTGCGCTGCCTCGGCATCCGCAATCGACTGCCAAGCGGTGTCGGTGGAGAGTTTGTATTCGATCTCAGCGATGGTGGTGAATACGTCCCCCGGGGGAGTCCACACGCACTTGATCCGACTGATGATCGACCCGTCGCCGCCAATCAGCAAATCGCTGGTGCCGCTGGAGAGCGTCAGTGCGCTGGGCGTGGTGATAGCAAATGGGTTTGGCAGGCTCAGTGTCGGCGTGCTGGTGATCGCGGTCAGCGTGTCCAGGTTGTAGACCGTGGCATCGTACTCATGCAGGACCACCTCCACGTCATCGTCATCGCGCAGCACCATCGAGAACACGCGGAACGTCTTGTTCACCCAGCCAGTGGTTGTGTGCGTGATGTTGACCACATCACCAACCTCGCACCGCAGTGCAGATTGGAATGCGCTGAACGACACCGTCAGGCCGAAGCGGCTTTGTTTGAGCTGTAGGCCCGCGAGTTGTTGTGCGGTGTACAGGTTTGTCGTAAACGGCAAGTCCAGCGTAGCTTCAAGCATCAGTCCGTTGTCTACGGCACGGTACGCTGTCGAGTCGCTGATCCCGTAATTCGGTTGCCAACTGTTATTGGGGTCGTAGAACGTGGCCGTCACCCGGTTGACCCGGTCCTTGCGGCCCGCAGTCGCGATGGTCCAGTTGCCGGTGATGTTGTCTTCATCGAACGTGAACGCTGCCGTAGTTGCGCGGTCAGGGATCAACTTGTACTTGCCCGCCGAGAAGACCAGCATCCCCCGGCAACTTGTCAGCAGAGACTTGACGTTGTTGTACGCGGTGTTGTCCACGTTGACCACACCGTTGCAGGTATACCGCTTCTGGGTTCCCGTAGGGATGGTAACCAGTTCATCGCAGTAGTTCGCCGCCGCGATGATGCTGGCGTCATCGATGAGGGATGCGGGGATGCCCTTGCCGTACCGGGTGCTGGTCAGGTAGTCGCGGACGCACAGCGCGGGGTTGTCCGACCAGGCAGTGGTGCTGGTGCGCGGGTCATAGACCTTGACACCTTTCACATCGGCAGTAATGGTGGGGAGTCCGCTGAACGCTGTGGTCGAGTACTTCAACTTCAAATATATGTACCCAACACCGTGCCCATTATGGTTTGCAGTCCAAAAACTTGGAAGGTCTGCCATTAGCGCAGCGTTGGATGCTTGCGTGTTCACCCCTGCAAAAAAAGCCCACGACACCAACCCGGTGAACTTGGTGTCAGTGACCAAAACATCATCGATGTAGACGCTATTAAACGAATCGATTTCGCCTTCGCTCAAGGCCACCACAAGGTGCAGGTATTCGTTGGTGGCCCCCGACACGTTTACAAATACGCGGGTGCCGCCCACCTTGCGCGTGCCGTAGATCACTGGGAGCGCGGCCACATTACTCGCGGTGTTGATCAGCACACCTTGGGCCATTGCGCTAGTCACGGGCGTTGGGGCCTGTGCCATATCGCTGCCCATCTGATCCAAGATGTACAGCGTGGTCAAACCCTTGGCGACGGCACCCGCTGTGTAAATCGTACTAGCAGACAGGGTGCCGAAGGCAGTGGAGCCGAGTTGCCACTGCACCGCTTCGCCCACCATGCTGGGCACGAAGTAGAGTGCGGCCAGTTCCCCAATCGTCACCAGGTCATTGCCAGAACCCGGGGCGATGTCGTTACCGAGGTCGCGGACCCCTTGCTTGGTGTCGTTCCAAAGCTTGTCTAAAAAGCCACCCATTATTTGGTCCCCCACTTCATTTGCTTATTGATCTGGGTGACGTAGTCGAAGAACTTGTCGCCTGGGAAATACACGTTTTGTTCCTGCGAATTTGTGTGCCGCCCTGGCTTACGATCAAAGTCACCCCACTGGTTGGTGGCACCAATCGCCACGGTGCAATCTGACGGGCCGTCGCTGACCGTCATCGTGTCCATGCGACCGTCGAATATGCAGATTGGCGAAGTGATTACGCCCTGTGCTTCATCCAAGAACGCTTTGTAAATAAGCAGTTGCCTGTCCAGGAACGGCTCACTTAGCGCCAGCGCGACATAAGACTGATCGACGCCGGAAATAGCCAGGGTCACGTTGGGGATGGACATGTCGCTAGACTCTTCAAGCCCGGTGAACGACAGCACTTTGCCAAATCCGTTGTAGACGTGCCCACCCCAACTTATTGAGCGTTGGCAGTCGGTGACGTAGTCCACCCCGCTGTCGAAGTGCAACTCAAAAAGGTAGCAAGGTGCGTTGGCACTCTTTACCAATTCGGTAATGAACGGGGACGATGCGCCGCGATCCATCAGTACACCTCAACCACATTGATGTTCAGGGGGGCAAGCCCCCCAGCACCCGCGACGATGTCGGAGTTGTCGGAGGTGATTGCAACGGTGAAGGGGACGCTGGATGTCACGATGACCTCGCTATTCGCTGGGCTTTGCATGAGGGCAGGCTCGATGCTCACAGTCGCGTTTCCAGACACATCTGAGTTGGCGTCTGCCGTCACCATGTACACCTTGGTGTGGCCGCTGAACTTGAGCAAATCCCCTGCTTTGGCGACACCCGTTGTAACGGCTGTAAAGCCTTTTAGGGAAATTGTTCGACCCGTCTGCGCGGCCCCGTTCACCAGCGGTGTGCCCGACCATGATCCGCGAGGTGCGTTGCTGCCATTGAGCGTGCAAGTGAAGGTGTCGAACTGCCCGCGCTGGGCGATCAGGAATGCGTAAAACACCATGAAGTGGTCCCGCAGCATCGGCGTCCAGGTGTAGCTGATGCCCCACCGCTGTGCGTTGCGCGTGCGCACCTGGCGTTTGAGGGACTGCGACACCGAGATGCGTGTCGGTTGGATCGATGACAGGGTTGCCGTCGCCGGTCCCCGGACTGTAGGTAGTGTCCCGCTCATACTAATCTCCCCGCACGTTTAGCCATTGCTTGCCGAATGACACCTTCGACTACTTTCGCGTTGGACGCGATAAGCGCGGGCATCATTGATTGAATCTGCGCAACCGTCTGCGCAGAGGCGTTGGGTGCGCTGATGGTGATGGGTTGGTTGACGATCACTGCACCGCCCCCGCCGCCTTTGAGGGACACCGGGATACGCTTGCCGTCTGGCAGCGGCACAAACGCTTCGTTCATGGAACCCTCGCCAAAGAGCGCAAGCTGCGGGCTAGTAGCTACCCCACCAGACGCATAGGCTTTGAGCGGCATGGGGCCGTCTGAGGTCATCACCCCACCCGTTGCGAAGCCGAATGCGGACTTGATGAATGAAGCTGCGGGGCCGGTTACGCTGGCGCGAACCTGCATACGGATGATGTCGGCAATGATCTGGTCGAACAGTTGGCGCGACACATCCTTGCCAGTGGTGGCCCAGGTAACCAGGGCATCTTCCATACCCTTGAACGCGCTGGTGAACAGGTTCTCGCTGGCCTTGGCGACATTGCTCACATCGTCCAAGTAGTTGTTCAGTGCGCGGCTGGCACCAGACTTCCAATCAGCATCACCTGCCTTTAACTTGCCGTAGTACTCTTCCCAAGAGGCAATAGCCTTGTCCTGGGCTTCGTTGGCGACCTTCAGCGCGTCAGCGTAATCTTGCGCGTCCTGTGCGCTGCGCTTGGATTTCAAGTACTTCTGGGACGCGGTGTCCCGTTGTCCTTGGAACTTGTCGATGATCTGGTTCTTGGCCGAGTCTTGGCTATTTTGGGAAGTGCCCTTGGACTGCGCACCCAGTGTCCTGTCATACCCCAGTTGTAAGGTGTCCAGGTAGTCCTGCGCGGCCTTGCGGGCCTCTTCGTAGGCGTTGGTGATCTTACCCAGCCCGGTGGCCTCTTGGATGTCCAGAATCACCCCGGCGGCGGCGGCAGTTGCACGGGCCTTTTGGCGTTGCGCCTGGAGGTCGAATATCTTTTTCTCTTGGTCCTGCTTCGCAATCTGGCGATCCAGTTCAGTGGCACCAATCAGTTTGCGTTGACGCTCACGATCTATTTCATCGGCCAGGGCGCTATCTTCTGCGTCGGCAGTGAGTTGCAGGAACATGCGCTTGGAGTCGTAGTAATCCTTTTCGGTGATCACACCAGCACTGCGCAAACCCTCAAGAATCTTTTCCCCGTTGCTGTACGCGGATGCTTGCGCTTCATAGGCTTTCTTGATCTTTTCCTCATCGAAGGACGCCTTGGCTTTGTCGAGTTGCTCGCGCTTTGCCATCTCACCCGTGTCGGTGTACTTCTTGATGATCCCGGCTCGCAGTTCACCGTAGTCCTTGGTGGATATTCCCCCGGGAACCCCGACCAGACCTTTGTACTTGTTCTCAGCAGAAAGTAGTTCTTTGCGCTGTTGGAGTTCCTTGCTCAGATACTGGTCATGGTCCTTGTCGAACTGCGCCTTCAGATCAACCTGTTTCGCATCTGCGGTGTCGTAGCCCGCCATTTGCTTGCGCAGGTCCACCAGCGTCTGCAACGCGGCCATCTGCGCCTTGATGGCATCTGCTTTCGCTGGGCTGGAAAACACGGTGCCGTGACCGTCAGCGGACTTGACCTTCAGAGACTCCAGACTGTCCTTTAAGGCTTGCAGTTTTGTCTCTGGGGTGGTTTCCCTGCCGATATTCAGCACGCTGTCCCACATGTTCTTGAACCAGGTGCCCACGTCCCGGGTAGCCGACTCTAGAGTTCCGAGGTTGGCTTTCAGGTTGTCCATGCCGTGGTTGGACGCATCTGCAAATGCCTTCTGCGCCAAGGCCGCTGCCTGCGCAGACTTACCTTGCTCATCGAGGGCTTTGATCTGGTTGTACACCTCAAGCGTGAGGTAGTGCATCGTGCTGTTGAGTTTCAGGCTGGCCCCAACCGGGTCTTTGCCCAACTCAACAAATTGCTTAACGGTATCGGCAACAGCAACACCCGTTTCACGTTGGATGCGTATCGCTGCCGCTGCCATCTTTTCAAGTTGGTCGCCGCTCAGTTGGCCCGACCCCGCAAGTGCTGCCAACGCTTCCGCTGCCGCGCCTTTGGTGGACCCTGTGACCTGGGACACGCGCATCGCCATCGCGGCCAACGCGCCAGAGGTCTGCCCAGCATAATCATTGGTCTGCACCAGGGCTTTATTGAACTCCTCCGCTTCCTTGCGACCCGCCAGGAATGCGTAGCCCAGTGTCCCAGCCACGGCCACCGCAATCGTCAAGGGGTTGATCAGGCCGGCGACATAGCCACCAATCGCGCTGACCGCTGGGCCAATGCCGCCGAACATGTCCTTTAACTGCCCACCCTGTTGGAGAAGCACAGTTAAAGGTTTTTGCCCACCTTGCAGGCCAACAACAATGTCGGTCATCTGCGCGGGCACGTTGCGCATCGCAGCGGCCATTGCCTTCTGCGACATCTCGTATTTCTGCATCGTCGGGACTGCGGCCTCGACTGCCGCTGTCGTTGCCTTTTGCTGCACCTCCATCGCTTTCAGACGCTGAAGTCGCTCTTCCATCCCGGGGGTGATCTCGACGCCACGCTCTTGCGCGAGGGCACGTTGAAAATCAGCAGTGCCTTTGGCCCCAGCGGCCATCGCGGCTATTTGTCTTTCAATACCCTGAACCATAGACCGCTGGGCGCGATCCAGGTTCTCGGCAGCTTTCGCGGGGGCGTCACCCAGCGAGGTCAGAGACTTGTTTGCTTTGCCGCTGGAAGTGACGATCTTGTCGGCCATGCCCTCGACTGCGGCACCCGCAGTCTGCGCACCCTTCTCGACCTCGGTGACATCCATCGAAACTTTGGCCTGGATGTGGCCCGCGCCTGTTGTGCCCGTCATGCTATTCCTTCGCGTTCAAGATGCTGATCGCTTCTGCCTCGGCAACGCGCATATCCGCGAACAGGTGGTCGTAGTCCTGCGGCGATAGGTTCATGCGGTCCATGAGGTGAAACATCACGTTGTAGTCAAGCCCTATGACCCCGCCCATGCCCACTCGCCACTGAGTGCCGAGGTTGCCGAACAGGGTTATAACGGCTTCGTTTTCGGGCCAGATTTCTATGACCTCTTCACCGAAGTCCTCGGGCCGCAACCCGGCAGCTAACATCTCGGCTTCGTTGGTTGCCGGGGCGTAAACTGCCTGGACGGCCCGCTTCAGTTTCCCAGGCGTTTGCTTGTCAGTTCGCGCATGTACGTTGACTGAATCGCTTCAAAAGCACCCAGGTAGTTGTTCAACAACTTGTCAACGTGTTCCACATCGAATGGTTCTTCAAGTTCCCATCCAGACGCGATGTCCATGATCGCCTCAACCCATGTGCGTCCTTCAGCTTCCAGCATCGAGAGCAGTTGCTCACGGGTGCGGCCTTTGAACGTGAATTCAACATCGGCAGTGCCCTCACCTGGGACGGGGATGGCGACGATTGCCGTGAAAGTGGGTTTCGGTGTAAGAGTGAATTTGGTCTTTGCCATGATGATTTTTCGGTGGAATTAAAAAGACCCGACAAGGTGCGACCAAGCGGGTATAAAAACCTGCGGCCCCCGGGATACCCCAGGGCAAAACCGCAGGCGATGGCAACGATTACGTTGTGTAGCGAACCGGGCGACCTTGCAGGGCGCAACCCACCTTCACAGACATCAGGTTGCCCTTGGTCATGGACGGGGTCTCATCCATCGCAAAGATGCCGTTGTAGAGGATGAACCCGCCTTGTGGCAGCGTGGCCCGCAGTGCGGTAGTGGAGCGGGTCAGCGCGACTGCCTTAACCGCTTGGTAACCAGCCAGCGAAGGATCGTCAGCGATTTCGATGGTCAGCGACTGTGCGCTGGTGGTCGTTGGGATTTGGTAATCCGAATTGGACTCCAGGAAGCTGTAGGTCTGATACTGGGGATCGCCACCGCTGGAGGTGCAACCGATGATCTGGCTCACCTGGGTCCAGGTGGTGATCTTGGTGATCGTGCCAGTGCCGGAACCTGCGGGGTAGCTTGTGGTGCTGGTGCTGTCGAAACCTTCCAGCACAACGGATGTGCCGGTGGGTGTCTTCACACGGAACACACGGTTGTTGGCATTGGCCCAGCCCGAGGAGAAGGCAACATAGTCGCCAGCCACCAGGGTGTTGGTAACGGTCAATACCGCTTCCGATGCGTTGGTCGCGGCGGTAACGGTCAGAGGTGCGGCATATGCGCTGGCGATTGCCAGGACGATACCATTTGGGAGACTAACGCTCATAGGGTACTCCTAAGTTAAAAGCGCCCTATTCGGGCAAGAAAAAAGCCCCGGGGATTTCTCCACGGGGCTTTGCTGGGGCGGGCAGATTTATCGGTCTGCCCAAATACTGAAATCTTGGATCGCGGCATACACCGGGATGTCGGCGTCGAAACTTGCGTGCGGTGCGCCGGAGGGTTCCGCTTGGAACACCGTGGTCATGCGCAGCGCGTCCTCGATACTTTGGATCAGCGTGTTGGCCTCGGCACGGGTGTCGGACCACACGTTGATCTGCATCACCGCATTGCGCTTGTTGGGGATCAAGCGATCAAGATGATTGACCGCTTGCCCGCCGATTTGCTGATACGTCACATACGGGCGTGCAGTGGTCGCTGGCGCGAAATCGGGGAATGACCTCGGGCACACGCCTTGCAGTAGCGTGAAGAGTTGGGACTCAAGACTCATCAGCGGCCTCTTGCATTTTTGTTAAAAGTACTTCTTCCATCGCTGCACGGGCAGCACCTTCTTTTTGTGCAATCGCGGGCCGCACAAACGGGTGCGCGGCGACTTGCCGAGGTGCGGCGAGTGGCTCCGACTTCACAGTAACCCACTGCCCTTTTTTCGGGCCATCCTTAACGATGAACGTGCGGTAGCGCATCATGTGCCCGTACTCCACCAGGTGCCCGTGCGGAGCCTTGCGTGCGTTCCAACTGGCGTGGTACTCAGCGACCTTGCCGTCTTCGGAATTGCTCTTGCTGTACACCTGATAGATCGAGTCCTTCAGGTTGCCAGTTTTGGCACCCAGAGCGGCCACCTTCAACGGTGCATTCGCGAGGCCCAGGACGTTCATCTTGATCTGGTCGTAGATCACCTGGATGCCCGCCTGCGCGGCTGGGCGGACAGCGTCACCAGCGGCATCGGAAAGGTTCGCCAACAGTTGGCCGAAACCACTGGTGTCCACCGAGATGCCCAAGGTGTTCTTTCCCGGGGGAACGTGCTTGCCGTCGCCCCTGACGTAATCGCCCCAGTTGTGCTTCTTGTTCTTTGAACCCTTGGGGCGTGCCATTTAGGTCACCAGTTGGCACACCAGATCGGTGTACTCCTTGCCTTCCATGTCCATCAAGACGGCCTTGATGTCATAGACGTTGGTGCCTACCACTGCACGCATCCCGGCGTTGAGTCCTGCACGGTAGCGGATGCGGATGCTGGCCTTCACCGTAGAGATGTCGGCATCGCCCTGGATCGATGAAACACCAGAGAGGTGCTTGACGTTCGCCCACACTGTCGCCAAATCGGTCCAGGTGAGGTATGACTGACCCACCGCATCCTGTGCGGTCACCGGCTGGCGCAGGGTCACCCGGTTGTTGAGTTGGCCCGCTCTCATGCTGTTGTTATCGTGTAGCGATCCAGAAGACGGTCAACATAGTCCATCTTCATCAGGGTCGCCCGCTCCACCACTGTGGCTTCGCGGAATTTGTACATGGTGCCCACCTGAATCTTGATCCACGCCTTGATGGGTTCAGGGATCACGGTGGCGTCGGCATAGCCTGCAACGTAGCGCACAGACACCGCGTTGATCTGCTCTCGCGTGACGGGCCAATCAGTGTTGTACGCGGGCACAACATAGGCCGAGTTGTCGCCGTCAGCGTTGTCCAGCGAGTACAGGTTGCTGGCAAGCGTTTGCAGCACCCCGTTGGTGTCGTAGTACTTCAACGATGTGATCGACTGCACAGGGGAGCGAGTCAGCTCAAACGCTGCGGGAAAACTGTCCAGCGTCAGTTCCCAGGTCTGGGGCATCAGCACGCGGTTGAGAATCTGCTCCGCTTGCTCTGTAGCCGCGACGATATACGCTGTGATCAGCGCTTCATCGTCAGCGGCGTCCACCTTGCAGTGCAGCTTTGCTTCGGCCAGGCTCACCGGGGTGGTGGTTGCCGCAGTGATGAGTTTGATTGCCATTATCTTGAAATCCTTGCGGACCCTGTTCTTGCTGATCGCGTTCCGCCTGTATGCGCAAACCGCGAACTGCTTGATTCACTCCTACCCGCATACATCGCACCGGGGATGACAGCGAAGCCTGTTGTCAAAGTACCCAATCCCGAGGTGCTAACACCCTGAGATGCGGCCATCAAAATCTTGGTGGTCAACTGGGCCGCTGATATGCACTTGGCGGCATTGCCCGCCGCCCAGGCCGATGACCCTGCGGTCAGACTTGCCGATGACCCTGTAGTGGCCGCAACGCTCGATGAGAGTCGAATCGTTGTAAGCAGCGCGGCAGTCTGCGCGGCAGATACCGATTGGCTTGCGGCCATGCCCACCGAGGTGGTGAGTGCCGCGCTGGACGCCGGGGAAGCAGTGCTGCTTGCCACCAGGGCCGCAGACGCCGCGCCAGCACTCAGCGATGCGCTGGTGGATGTCACCGCGCTGTTGCTGGCCGCTGGCCGAATTGCTGTTGTCAACGCCGCAGTGGAGCCTGGTGCTGCCGTCGCGGATGCCGATAGGCCAGACCCCAGAGCGGTGAGTCCTGCCGTCGCGCTGGTAACCGCGTTCGCACTCGCTGCCAACGTGACTGCGGTGGTCATTGCCGCAGTAGCGGTGGTGACTGCCGTCACGCTGGCGGCTGGGCGGATAGCTGTTGTCAGCGATGCAGTGCTGGACGTTGCCCCTACGCTCGACGCCACCAATACCGCGCCAGCACCGTTTGCGGTGAGCGATGCGCTGGTTGATGTGGCCGCAGAGTTGCTGGCTGCAACCGGGATCGCCGTCGATAGCGCGGCAGTCCAGGAACTTGTCGCGGCCACCGATGCTGCAAGACCGGCACCGTTGGCCGTCAGAGAGGCCGCAGATGCGGTCACCGCAGAGTTTGATGCAACGACACCAACTGCCGTCGATAGGCCCGCTATGGATGCTGTGGACGCGCTGTTGCTGGCCGATACCCAGATTGCTGTTGCGATTGATGCGCTGGCCGCTGTTATCGCGCTGTTGGACGCCGCGAGTGCAGCACCTACACCGTTTGCCGTCAGCGATGCGCTGGCCGCTGTTACCGCGCTGTTGGACGCCGAGAGCGCGGCACTGGTTGCAGCCGCACTCAGGTTCGCAGTCGATAATGTCGTTGCCGCGTTGGCCGCGACCAGGGCCGCGCTAGTCGCTGCTGTGCTTGCGGGTAGCGCACCTAACGGCAGTCCTGATAGTGCGCCAAAGCCGAGCATGAATTACCCCTTTACCAAGCGGTGATGATTACTAAGCCCGCGCCACCTTTTCCGCCTAGCCCCGCCGTTCCGCCGGTTACTGCGCCACCGCCACCGCCACCGCCAGAGCCATAGCCACCGTCGCCGCCGTTACCGCCGCCGGAAATCGTCGCCACCGGGAAACCCGACCCGCCGCCGCCGCCGCCATTGCTGTAAATCGGCCCTGTAAAACTGTAATTCCCTGCAAATCCCTTGCCGCCGTTTACGCCCGACGTCCCGGCTGCCCCTGCGGCGGCCGCTTTTGAAAAGTTGTTCGCGTTGCTCCCCGCGCCACCGGCGAATGCCGCCGCCGCGGACGGGGTCGCGCCTCCGCCTCCGCCCGTCGGTATTCCGCCTGTGCTGCTCGGTGACCCGCTCGCCCCGACTGCGCCCGCCGCCGCTCCCGCCGCGCCGCCCGCGCCGCCCCCGGCAAAAGCATAGATCCCGAGTCCCGATAAACGAGATCCCGCGATAGTGTTGACGCTCCCGGCGGTTACGGCGTTACCGATAGCGGCGTTTGCTATCAAAATAGCCTGCGTCGAGTCGTTATTGAAATACACCGCGGTACTAATTGCCGCGCCCGCGCCTGACCCTTGCGCCCCGCCTTGGATATATAAAACGTCAGGTAAGGCCCACGCCGGAATTAATAGGGTCGATTGCCCGCCTGATCCGCCGCCCGCTCCGCCGAGTGCTGTGGTTCCGCCCGTGCCAACCGTTCCCGCTTTACCGTTCCCACCCGCGCCGATAGCGAGGATAAAAATCATGGAAACCCCGCGAGGTTTAACCCAAATTTGCGCCGGAGAGTTAGCCACGGCGACCGTCACCGTCCCAACAAATTGTTGGACATCTGCGGGCGTGTATGTAGGGACGTGGAAAGCGTCAAGCATGAATCACCCCAATGAGGGAATTTGCGCCGTTGTCAAAACGGGGATGTCGGTGGTCACTACTACAACCACCTGCTCAGTAGGCAGCGCGGGGGTTGGCGGGACGGATGAATACTCCAGATTGCCTGTCAAAGTAACTCCGTTGGAGTCGATGACGTATGTGGCACCAGAGTCATCTGTCACCTGAGTCCCGGCGGAGCCGTCCTTGAAGTAGATTGTCAGATTAATCATCAGTATTTACCTCCAACAGCAACTACGTTCCATCCAGTAGTACCAGCACCAGTTGACGTACCGAATGCCACGCAAATCTTGAAGCCCGGGGGGATTGGCATGTTGATTGGCATCTCCAAGTGCGAATTCGCTGTGGTCTGCGACACGGTAATCGCCGGGAGTGATATTTCGTTGATAAGGTGGGTGTTCGCAGAGGTGTTGCTCACCAGCGCACCAGAGGTGATGGTTGTGGTCGAATCAGCTAGAAATATGCGGCACACAGTCGCAATCACCGTCGAGATGCTCTGGAACAACAGACGCTGGCAATATCCCCCATTGGTGGCATCAGCAACCCATATTGGGTATATCGTGCCTGTGCCGTCCTGCGCGGTGTTGGCCGTAGGACCGAGTAGCGTAGTCGCCGCCAGCGTGTCAGTCTGAATGTCTCCGACACGGGTGTATATGGGGTCACTATTTCCGGGCATTTAATGCTCCTTAAGGTAGGGCTTGACCGCGAGCCTGTGCGACTTGTAGCCCGATGTTTGCGTTGTCCACCAACTCAGCGTTGGCAGTGAGGAAGATGTCTTTGCTGCCAGCCGCGAAGCTAACAGCGGCACCGGCGTTAGACGATGCGCGGATGACATCACGGGATAAAGCCCCGCCAGCGACACCGCATGGGGCGGGTGTGAACGTGGTGCTGTACCGGCCCACGCCTTTGGTGACTCGCACGTCGTCCATGTAACCGACGAACGCCCATGTCGCGCTGATCGGACTGTCGTTGCCCAGTACCGGCCTCGCTGCGCCGACGGTGTAGACCGTCGAGTCGGTAAAGTTAGACCCCTCTTGCACCCCATTAATGAATAATCTGGTGACACCCGACACCCGACTGACGGCGATATGCGTGAACGAGGTGGTCGGTATGGTCGTGCCCCCCGTGATCTGAGTCGTGGCCCCCGTCACATAGATCACCTGACCCGTCGAGTTGATATACAGCGACTTGCGAGTAGTGTCCGCGCCGCTTGAAATCTGGTCGTTGTAGAGGCCCATCATCGTTAAGGCCGCCGTAGGTTTGATCCACATTTCGACGGTCCAATCGCCCGACCCGAAGGCGAACGCCGCGCTGCCGTCACCCGTGAGTCCTGTGCTGGCCCCGCTGAAATACGCCGACGCGGTCCCGTACTTAAACGTCGAGGTGTTCAAGGTCACGCCGTTGGCGACGTTTGTCCATGTCAGAGGTGTGGGGCTAACGTCGGTGATCGTTGTGCTGCCGTTGGTGCCGTCAAACTGCAACAGAGTTTTCACGCTGGCCCACGACCCATCCCCGATATTACTGAACGCACCCTTACCCACCTCCCACGCACCCGTGGATGAGTCCACGCAGCAATACGGGACTGACGGTGCGCCGTTGGGCAGAGCAGTTCCAAACGCCTGATAGGAAGTTGGGGGCGTACCCGCGAGAGCGAACGCACCAGTGCCGGTGGTACTGGTAACGTCGCGGACTCGGTCAGCTAGGATCGGCATATTAGGAGTCGATGGACAGAGTCAACGCCGAGATCGCGAACGTGGGGGCTGGGTCGCCGTTGTTGATTGTCTTGACCGTAGTCAGAGGCTCAACTATCAACATGTTGCCAACCGTTGTTGCGTCATAGAACGCTGCGGCCCATACATACGATGGCCCGCTGGTTGCAGTCGCGCCAAATGTCAGCACCGTATTGTTCGCGGTTGTGGGCACACCCGTTCCGCTGGACACGGCAGTGGTTGTCAGACCCTGTGTGCCCGCATAGTTTGCAGTCGATGCCGCAGTGTTGGACCGTGCGTAGCCGGTGTATGCCGCTTCGACGGCAGTCCCCGCACGGATGGCAGCGGCCTGCTCAGTGAAAGCGGCAGTGCCGTCTGTGATCACTTCCGAGTTGACACCAGGGTACAAAGTGCTTTGCGCGGCAGCGGATGTGCCAGCGGTGGTGCATTTGTAGAGGTGGGTCTTGCCGTCGTTGGCTGTCAGCGAAATGGTGTCGTTGAGTGCGTAGACAGTCGAGTTGCCACGCGGACCCTTGGTGCTGGTGAGCAACCCAATGGACAGCGCAGTCGTTGGAAAAGTGTAAGCAGTCGCACGCAGCAACTGATCCACCAACTTGTTGGCGAGATACGATGTGTAAAGCATTGGGTTCTCCGCTTAACTATTTCAAGGACTCGGCGTAAGCCACTGCCTCGGGGTGAGGGTCGAGTTCATCGCTGGCGTTTGCCGTTTCAGCATCCACTTCAACAACGTCATCGCATTCGCCAAATTGGCCTTTAGCCAAAACGCGGGCCTTAACGGGGCCGGTGTTTTCAGTTTTCTTCGTCGCCATGTTCTGCTCCAAAAAAAGAAAAGGCAGGCCCGTAGGCCCGCCCGTTTCAGATTGCGACGATTAGGTCGCGCTGTTTGCGTAGTAGCGGGTTGCGCCACCAGCGTCGATCAAGTTGCCGCCGCTGCGCATGAACGCAACGAAGCCCACTTGGCCCAGCAGAGTGAATGCAGAGTCGGTCATGCGGAACAGGGTCAAGTCCATAACATCGCGCACGGTGTACTTGTTCAGTTGACCGAACAGGATGGACTTGGCATTCGCGGCCATGACAGGCATGTCCTGGTTGACGGTGATAGGACGGCCCATCAGCATGTCAGGGGCACCACCGTTGATCATCGCGTTGGCTTCATAGCCAGGAACGAAGATCGGACGGTTTTGCGCGTCCTTGATCTTGCGAATCACCTTCAGCGAAGCATCGTTCATCATGTACCCGACACCGGCCTGGTTGCGGTAGGCTGGGTCCACGCTGTGTTCCAGGTCCACCAGATCGTCATAGATCACCGACAGAGTCTGGCCGGTAAGACCAGTTTTGCCGACGCTGGAAGCAGTCAGCAAACCGTTGGGTTGGCCCGTGCCCGTGCCCACGGTGAAGTGGGTGTTCTGGATGCGGCCCAAGCGCATAGCCAGGATTTCCTGGATGTAGGCTTCGATGTCGATGAAGCTATCTTGCAACAATTCAAACGGGATGGCAATCTTCTTTGAGCTGTACTTGAACACATCCAAAGTGATGTTGCCGAACACGGTATCCAGAGCGGAAACAGCAGTGTTCTGGCCCACGATTTCACCAACTTCAGCAGTGGGGTCGGCCTTGGGGAAGTTCATGGTAATGCCGCTGCCGGTCTGGATGCGCTTGGCAACGCTGCGCATACCGCCATATGCCTTCATCATCACTTCCAAGGTCTTTTGATATTCCAGGGCAGTGGTGTATCCGCCTTCAGTCGTTGTCGTTGTGGACATCGCGTTGCGGATTTCAGGGGTCTGGCGGGCCAGCATGTGGTTGCGGTCTTCAGGAGACAGACCAGACATGCCGTTTGCCAAGAATGCTTTCAGGGCTTTGTTCTCACCACCTTGGGCACCGGGGATGCGAGTGGCAGCGTTCAGAGCGGCAGTGTGCTGCGCTTCGGGGGTGTCCAGTTGCAACTCGGCCATGCGTTTTTCGCGGGCCAGGTCGGCATCGACCAGTTCCACTTTCGCCAGAACTTCATCCAATTTCTTGGAATCGGCTTCGGGCATGGCGACACCGGCGGCGTACTTGCCGTTCAGTTCTTGTGCTTCCTTAGAAAGCGTGTTGCGCAGGTTGCGCAGGTCTTGCAGTTTGCTCATTTTTGAGACTCCTAAATGTGACTGCTCGCGCAAGTCGGGGGACACGAAAACCACCGGGCGGTGGCTGGCTCAGTTGCGCGAGGCGCGTTACTGACGGGTGGCGATCAACATCTTCACTTGACGTGATTGGTGATCGCGGTATTCGTTGCTGACCGTTTCGGGTTCAGGTGCGGGGGCGGGTTCTTCAACCTTGGGTTCAGGCATCGGGGCTTTGGCATACACCGACAAGTCCCATTCGTTTTTGGTCTTGCTGGGGCCGCAGACATCGCTCACAAAGCCCATCGTCTGGGCCTCACTGGCCGACATCCATGTCTCGGCTTGCATGAGGGTCAAGACAGCGTCTGTGGTCATGCCAGTGCGCTTTGCGTACTGGTCTGCGATCACGGCATCCACTTTGTCCAAAAGCGCAGCGGTGGCACGCATATCAGTGGCGTTGCCCATCGTCATGCACCAACCGCAATGGATCATAAAAAGTGCGCCGTCGCTCATCTCGATGGTGTCGGCAGCGGTGGCGACCACTGTGGCGGCACTCGCGGCCAGACCGTCGATGTGCGCGATCACATTGGCCTTGCAGTCGCGGATCGCGGCCACGATAGCTTGCGCGGCGAACACATCGCCCCCGGGGGAGTTGATGTGCAAGTGCAGGGTGCCGCCTTTGATGGCCCGCAGTTGCGGCACCAGTGCCTCGGCGGACACGCCACCGTAGTAGTCAGCTTCCAGGTTGGTGGACACGATGCTGTCGTAGAGGTACATCGTGGACTCGCCGTCTGCCGTGGCAGCGGCCACCACAGAGCAAGGTTTTGCGTTGGCTTTGTTTCGCGCCACCAGCATCATCAAGCGGTTGTGCATCATCATTTGGCCTTTTTCTTTTCAGCGGGTTTAGGGTCCGCTGGCGCGGCATTTGGATCAGTCGGGGCGATGGCCTTGGTGACCTCATCGCCGCCATCCACTGGGGCCAGCAACTTCATGGAGCGGACTTCGTTGACAGTGAGCCAGCCAGGTTCACCGGCGCGGCCCAGAGCCACGCGGAAAGCTTCGTTCTCGGTCTTCAGGTCACCGCGCTCGATATCAGTGACATCAAACTCGACAAAATATTTCTGACGCTTGGGCCAGAACTTGCGGTTGATCTCTTGCTGGATTTTGGTCAGGTCGCGGCGCAGGGTGTACTTCACAAAACCCTTGCCCATGTTCTCCTGGCCCGTGCCCCACGATGTGGTCTTCTCGGTGGACCCCACCATGAATGGAGGTACACCAAGCACGCGACAGATTTCTTCAAGATTCCAGGATGCTGTTTGCAAAATCTGCGAATCTGCCTGGCTCAGTGTCAGTGGGGTGGCCTTGAGTCCGCCCGTAAGGATCGCTGGTTTGTGCGAGTTGCCGGAACCACCGTAAGCGTCCATCCATGTGGCCCGCAGGATTTCAACCTGCTCTTTGGTCATGTTGCCGGGGGTCTCCAACGCGAAGTCGGGGCGGGCACCATTGGCAAAGAACTTTCCATTCCACTCGGCAGTCGCGATAGCAGTGCCAACCGCTTGACGTGCAGCGTAGGTGATTGGGCTGGGCGACATCACACCATCAAAGCCCAGCGACGGGACGTGCAGGATGTCGGCTGGGGCCAGAACGTACTGCGCACCCGCCAGTGGCGTCACCCGATACCAGAGTTTTCCGTTGATGTCGCGGAAGGGGTAGACGCGCAGCGGGTGATGCACACGCAATCCCGCGATGTCTGGAGAGTTGTAGTGCGGGCGGATGATCTCAGCGAACCCGTCGCCATAGAACATCTTGCTGCTGATCAAGTACTCCCAGAACACTGCCGCCGAGATTTCATCATCAGCTTGCTCATTCAGGAACCACCAGTACGGGTGGTTTTTAGCCTTCTCGCGGCCAGTATCAGTGCGCTGGTAGATGTTCAACGGCAGCGTGCTGATAGCACCAGCAACCAGGGCCACGCAAGCGTAGACTGCCGACACCTTCATGGCCGTCGCTTCATTGACCAGCGATCCAGACGATGTGCTGAATCCCGAACCAATGGTGCGCACCAACTCATCAATGGTGAGGTTCTCGCGGGTCTGGTTCAGGTTCTGAACTGCGCGGGTCGCCTCTGGGCCGTTCGCACTGCGCCAAGCATTCAGCACAGCAGACCCAGGCACTTTGGCCTTTGCCTGTGCGATTTGAAATGCTTGACTCATAGAACAAATATCCCCGGAATGATGGTCTCATCCACCACTGGCATGACGCCCACGGCCATCGCCAGGGCGACCATGCCGTCAATGCGGCGGGTCTGTTTTCGTTTGTCGAATTTGCGGGCACCAGAGTCACCGACAACGGTGGCGTTCTTCGCGCACATCTCCAGCACCGGGTGATCACCGTGGCGCAGTTGTGCGCCCAGCAACTTCACCTCCAACTCGCGCAGCGCGGGTGTCATCGACACGGTGCCCTGCCCGAATGGTTTGAATTTCTCGATTTCCTCTTCGCTGAATCCGACCTTGGTGAGCCACGGTTTGAGGTGGATCATGTTGTAACGGTCAAAGCCAATCGCTTGCACATCGCAGCGGTCAAAGAGGCCGCGCAAAAACTCAGCGATGTATTCGTACTCAATGGCGCGGCCAGGTGTTGTGTTCAGGAACCCCTGCTTGGCCCACACGTCATACGGCACCCGGTCTTTCTTGGCTTTCTCGCGAAGACCTTCTTCCGGCAACCAAAATTCGCTATGCACGCCACCGTCTTCGGTGACCAATTCCAGGGCAGTCAAGTCATGGACGCTGGACAAGTCCAAACCGCCCCACACCTTCTTGCCTTCGATGAGTCCGCAGATGCCACCGTTCTGTTTCCAGACCGACTGCGACACAAACGGTGACTGCATCTCCACCCGCTGATTCAGGATCAGGTTGCGGAACGCTGGCTCATTCGCAGGCATTTCCTGCGCGGAGCGGCACTGCTTCTCGATGTCTTCGATGGACCTGAACTTGCCCATCGCGGGATTGCTTGCGGCCCATGCCTTGCGGTCATCCAGGGAGCAGTCCGCCGGGGCTTCGTACACATGGCACACCACCCGGGGGTCGGGCGCGTTCTTCTGCGCATCGATCCACACCGACAGCATGTCGGCGTCCGTTGGAGCCTGGGTGCTGATGGTGATCAGCAATGGGTTGGTGTAAGCACCCTGCGAGGAGGTGATCGCCTCGACAAAGGGGTCGGTGGGTCCAACGATCTGCCCCGTTTCATCCAAGATGGCAAGGATAGGGGACAACCCGTGGGCCGTCTTTCCCTCGGCACTCAGTGCCCGGTACAGGACGTTTTTGCTCAACCCAATGAGGCGTTTTCCTGATGGTTGAATGCGCACAAGCTTCGACAGCTTGGGCGACATCTCGATCATCTTTCGCGCCAGTTCAAAGACCACTGCGGCTTGCTCTTTGGACTGCGCCCCAGAAATGATCTGGGAATTTTGAACTGCTTCTGGACCCGCAAGGTGCGCTAAAAGCAACCCGCCAATCAGTGCGGTTTTGCCGTTCTTTCTCGCAATCGAGAGGATCGCGGTGTGCGTACCAACTGGCGAGTCATAAATGTCCCTTATGAACTTCTTTTGGAAGTCTTCCAGAACAATCGGTTTACCAATGTGCTGGCCCTCGGGCGCGACACAATACGTTTCGATGAAGGCGCAGACCTTCTCGCCGCGACTCATCTTTGAAAATGCTTTGGGCTTTTTAGCCATCACGCAAGCAGCGGGTCATCCGCAAGTTCATCTCGCAACTTGCGCGATTGCGTTTCCAGTTTGCGGCTGGCCGAACTGTCTCGGGCGTCACCAGCGGCCTTGCCACCCATGCGCAGGGTGCGCATCAGGGCCATCTCGCGGCGGGCCAGTTGTTCCAGCACGGTCACCCGGGGGTTCATCACCGGGGTGCCGCGTGCGTTCTCCAGAACGGTGCCTTCGGCGTCCAGGTGCTTGGACTGCGCCTCGATGTCGGCCTGGGTGCGGGCCAACTGCGCGGCCACCACCAGGTCCGCTGGACTCCACTCATCATGTGCCCGGGATAGCAGGATGCCGTCCCAAAAAGCCATGTCGGCTGGGCGCAGGGCGCAGTGCTTTGGCACCGCGTGCGTTTTGGCCGCGTTCACCATCGCCTTGACGGCAGAGGTGGAGGAGTCTGATCGTTGTTTGCGCATAGGGTCACCAGATCACGCGCCCATCAGGACCGAATTTGGTACGCGCCCTGCCGGATTTCTCCAGCATTTGTTTGTCTGAGTCGTGGTGCAGCTTGCACAGCGACTGCCAATTCTCGGAATCCCAGAATAATTTCTGGTCACCTCGGTGCGGCTTTATATGGTCCACAACACTCGCCGGGGTTAATTCGCCCTCGGCCTGGCACATAACGCACAGTGGATGATTCCGTAAATACCCGTCCCGCGCTTTTCGCCACCGAGAGTCATAACCGCGTTGCGTTGAAGACGGTCTATTTTCCATATTCAATTTTGCAGGCGGCAAAGCCTGCGCAAGCGGTAGTGGCTATTTGTGGATACACGGGCCAGATGGCGCGGATTATCACGGTCGGGGAATATCAGTCAATACCTCGAGAATATTGTATTTAAAGTAATACAAAAGGTCGCGCACGCGCACAACCAACCCCAATCTGGGCCGAACCAGCGGAATAGCAATAAATCAAAGGGAACAGGCGGGTTGTGGGGGTCGGAGGCCAGAGTTTCGATATCCCCCCGGGGCGCAGGATGGTGCCTGCGGCCAGCCAGGATCGATTTTGAGCGCACATTTGCAGGGTATTAGTAGCGTGCCATGCATATTGATTTGCGTGCAGTGTAGGCCCTGCAAAACCACGCCCAGCCGGATCGCCGAAAATCGGGGGCAATACTGCACGCAGCGCATGCGGATTTGTAAAAGGCCTTTTTCGTACTACAATTGCGGCATGCCAAAAGCAAAGTGCAATTGGCGAAACCCGCAGGCGATGCGCCTGCATACTCTAGGAGTTAGAAAATGCGCACACTGAAGACTGAAGACGGCTATACATTCAAACTCATTAATGGTGTTTGGACTGATGGTGATATTTCTTTTGAAGACCCCAATACTTTGGGCGTGTCTTATGAAATCGAGGCTATTTCTTGCATTTGGATTAATACATCCATCTTAAATCCTGATGGTAGCTATACAGATTTGGGCACTTCACCTTTTACCGAATGGCGTGGTGATGTGTGTGCTGCTGATGGCCCTTATGGATTGCACGATCATTTTTACCCTGTGCCCGATGATGCTGCGGACGATCATCCGTTTGTAATTGTTGACTCGCACATGTGCGCATACGCAAAAGCAGCATGGATTGCTTTTGATACTACGGGCGAATATGCGAATGAACAATCCATTGTCGCGAATGGTGAAGTATTTTCATGCACTGTGGAAAGCGTGGACGTTGCAACGAAATACTTCGGATAAAAACCCTAAATTTCAATCCTGCGTGCAGGGTTGCGGTGTAGTGTTTTTTAACCCGCAGGCGATGCGCCTGCATACTCTAGGAGTCTTGCAATGTCCCACTATGTACCCGCTGATTTATTTTCGGTTGACACAAACCCCAAAACCATAAAAGGCCAAAAATTCGGGTTTATGACAGCAGTCCTGTATATGGCACCCGCCGACCAATCGGGGCATCAGGTTTGCCCAATGGCAAAAATAGCCCAATGCGAAAAGGCGTGTTTGTACCGTGCGGGACGTGGTGCTTTTAACGCCACCCAAAACGCCCGCATAAACAAAACCAAATATTTCTTTGAAGACCAAAACACATTTATACTTCAAATTGCGCGAGAAGTTTCGCGTTTGGTAGTGCGTGCAAAAAATGCAGGTATGACTCTTTTAGTCCGCATGAACGGCACGCAGGATATCAAATGGGAGAATGTACCGTTTACCATTCCCGCCGATTTTCGGCGGCCCCAGGGCGGATTTTTCCCCCAGCCAGGTGTTTATGAAAATATCTTTGCTGCTTTTCCCGATGTGCAGTTCTATGACTACACAAAAATGCCGTCGCGCGATGCATCCATCAAAAACTACGACCTAACATTTTCGTACTCAGGTGTGCCCGGATACCAAAAGTATGTAAGCCAGGCAATTGCGCAGGGCATGCGTATTGCCGTGGTTTTTCGCCATGAGCGGGACATTCCCTCTAAGTTTTTGGGCATGGATTGCGTGCCCGGTGATAACAGTGATATCCGCCATATTGAACCCCAAGGTGTGGTGGTGGCGTTGTACGCAAAAGGCCCGGCCAAAAAAGACATGAGCGGATTTGTGGTGGATGTGCCCGCCCGCGTTATTCCTTTGATGGTGGCGTAAATGGAAACAAAAACTGTAGGCCATATCGTTTGGCAAAAATACGACATCCGCCATTGGGGCAAAAAACGCCCGTACTTTTCATGGTGTGCGGATGGTGATGGGTTACTCGCCATAAGGTTTTGGCGTGGTCGGTATCGCCTGTACAACGAATGGCAATTTTTAGCAGACCTTGGAAGCGAACTGATGCCCGCCCTGCGTATTGCCACCCGGTACATGCAGCGCGTGGATACCGGCATGTATGAACATTTGAAAACCTAAAGCCCAAAACCCTGCGCCTGGTATCCGGGCGTTTTGTTTTGCGTTTTGTTTTGCGTTTTTCTTTTGGCCTGCGCATCAGTGCGGGCGGGTTTGCGTGCGTTTTTGCGGGTTTCGCAGGGAAAAACTGCGCCCGTGCGGATTATTTTTGAACTTTACATTCGACCCGATAGGAGGGCTTACATGCGTTTGATTGTGCTTTTGGCCGGTAGGTGGGTAACCCGCCCGCGATGCACGCCTGCACGCCGGGCTGGGCGTGTTTTCGGGGCATGTTTTGGGCCTGCGCACGCCTGCGTTTTTGGCCTTTTTGGGCCTGGAAATAGATTTTTGGCGGGCGATTACAGGCGTTTTTCGGGCATAGGGCACCTGATGTACCTACCGCCCAAAAAGTCGGCCCAAACGCCCGATTTGAGGCCCTGGTGGGCTGAATTTGCGCAGGCAAAAGCCTGCAAAAACGGGCCTTGCCAGGGCAAAAAACCGATTTCGCGTGCTTTCCGGCCACCCACCCCCGTGGGAATTTTGGGGCAAAAATTACTTACTTTTCTGGGAATTTGATCATGTACAACCTTTTCACCGATGGCCGCATTACCGGGGCTGAACTTCAGGTTTTTAGAAATATTTCTGGACTCACCCGCGCTGAGTTTGGCGGTCTTGTGGGTGTCGAGGCCCGCACCGTCAAGTTCTGGGAGAACGGACGCGCTGGTGTACCCGCCGACGTTGCGGATCGCGCCCAGCACCTCGCGGGCCATGCGCGGCAGTTGGTCGAGGCTTACCTGGATGCTGAGACCATCGCCCTGGTGCTGTTCAAGGACCAAAACGACCTGGCCCAAGCAATACCCGACGAATCAGGTATGCCATTCCAGTGCCACAACGCGGCGGTTTATGCGGCTTGCGCGGTGTTAGATCATGTCCGGGTGGTTTGGTTCGATAGAACGCTCTACAGCGCGTTTTTGATCGAGGAGGCCACTACCCCCTCGGACTACCCTGTTCTGACCCGCTGGGCGTTGACCACGGTGCCCGCGCAGGCCCTTGCCTTCAAGGCCGACCAACCCCCTTCGTAGGGTTTGGGGGCCGGTTCGCGTGCTTTCCGGCCACCCACCCCCGTGGGAATTTTGGGGCAAAAAATTGTCTAATTTGTAGGAATTTGAGGTGCTGGTGCGGACCGCTGTCAGGGAGCGTGCCCGTACTTTTCTCGGAACTTCTGTTCCTTCATCTCGCACGCACCGGCTATGAACCGCGCCTCATCCGGGGTCAGTGACTTTTTCTCTTGCTGGCTCCAGCAAAACTTGATCTTGTCCCGGTCATCGCTTTTGGCGATCTCCTGGGGCGTGCGGCTACACCCTTGCAACAGCAGCAAGCTGGCCGTCAGGGCCATCGTTATCTTTTTCATGGCTCGTTCCTCCTTGAATCCGAAGCATATCCTGCAACACCGCGTCCTGCCACCTGTCGCTCCCGCGCAGTGCGAGGTCCACCATCGAGCGGGCGTCGGACACATGCCTGCCCAATCCCTGGTAGTCCACCCGCATGAAGCGCACGGCCCTGGCCGGTGAGTAGCGGTAAACGTAGCACCACCGTAGCGCGTAGCGATGCAGCGGCGGCAGTTGGCCCACCAGACGCTCCACCTTCTGCGCTTCGATGATGTCGCACGCCACCCGATGTTCCCGGGGGTGCCACTGCCATGCGTGTGAGCGGTAGTCCCTGAACATCGGACTCACCTTGCTGGATGTCTGCGGAGTCACCCACCTGGCCCAATTCACCAACCGCTCATGCACCCACTTGTGGTGGTCAAAAACACGAACAAAATCTGGAACTGCATTTTTTTGCATACTTCTTCTAACGTGTAAAAAATTACTTACTCATACTCAGAAAACCTCGGTCCCCTTCCCTCATCCACCTCATGTCGTAGACACATGAGGTTGAGGAGGGAGTGCTAGGGTCCAACCCTCAAGTCCCTCATTAGTCAATTGAGGGTGAGTGAGGAGATTGAGGGAACACCTTGTCATCCAAAACCGTAAAATATTGCGGACTCATGTTGCGAATAGACCGCTTGATGTTGTCCATGCGGGCCTTTTCCCCCGGCTTAATCGGTGACCTGTCGGCCACATATTTCGCCAAAACTGCAAAATCAACGTGGTTGTCGCCCATCAAAAGCCCGGTGAAAAGGCTCAAAATAAGTTGCTGGTTCTCGGTCCCGGGGGTCTTCGACTTCACCTCTGACGCCTTGAGATCGTTGTGGGTGACCACGCACGAACTGATGTCATCCCCGTCATCGTCCTGACCGATTACCACGGTGGTGAGGGTGAACCCATACTCCTCGCCGTCCTCCCCGTCTTTCAGCTTTGTAATGGTTGCGCTGCGCATCTGGGGTGCCCGCACCACCTCGATCTCAGCGTCGGCAGCGGCCCGCAGGCCAGACCATCCCCGGGCACCTTTGCTGCTGTCCTTGCCTGAGTGGTGGACCAGGATCACCAGGGCACCTGTGACGCGGTGCAAGGCCTTGCAGTGCGCCAGGGCGCGGCCAACGTCTTCGCCACTGTTCTCATTGGCCCCCGGCATGACCTGGGCAAAGGTGTCCACCACGATGATGTCTGTCGGCCCGTAGGATTTGACTGCGGCGATCAAGTCCTTGATGTCGTTCTTCTCCATGAAGTTGGGAGCGTCCCCGATAACGCCCAGCGGCATCTGGTCAATACCGTGGTGCTTGCAGTGCGCTGTGAGGCGGGTGCGAAAGCCAGACTCGCCTTCCGCGCAGATGTACACCACCCTGCCCTGCGTTGTCTTCATGCCGCGCCACTGTTGGCCGCGAGCGATGGCCGACACCATGTCCAGAACGTAGAACGTTTTGCCAGACCCGGACTCGCCAAATACAACTGCGAGTCCCGCCTTGGGCAACACGCCTTTGATGAACCACGAAGCTGCGGGCCGCTTCAGAAACTCAAAAATATCTTGCACCCGGAACCGATGTTCTTTGGGTTTGGCCTTTTCAGTCTTCGCTGCCTTGTCCGCGTCGGTGCTGATGTCATCGAACCCGGCCAGCGGGTCTGCTGTCTGCGCTTGCTCTGTCGCGCCAGCATCGGGTGCAGGCATATCGATTTCAGGTGCCCCAAGGTCATCAAATGCATCAGCGGTAATGCGGCGGGCGTCCGCCTTAGGCTTTGCCTTCTGGCAATGCTCAACCCAGATGTAGAGGCTGGCGCGGTCAGTGTCCTGGCGGCGGTGGTCCAGCGCGATCTCCATCGCGTGGGGGTTGTTCACCAGCACGCTGAAGACCTCTTGCTCATCCAGACCGGCCTGGAACAGCGCGATGGCCGCGACATGCAACTCGCCGCTGCGGTCCACGCCCCGGGTGACACCATCATCCAGGAAATCGCGGGTGTAGTACATCAGGTCCAGATCGTGGTGGTCGGGCAGCATCAACTCGGGCAACAGGTCAGGCATGTCGGCGGCTTCGATCTCCACCTTGCGGAAGTCGCGTCCGTACTTGGCACGCAACTCGGCCATGACGCCTGGGGTCAGCGGGCGCAGTTCAGTGGGTGTGCCGCCAACGTGCGTGCCAGTGATCGTCAGGAAGCGCGGGGCATCGCCCCCATACACCTCGATGCCCACCTGGTGGTTCATCCAATCTTTGGCCTCGCCTTCTGCGAAGCAGCGAACCCCGTGCCCGCTGGGCGACACCTCGGTGTAGGACTCCACTGAATTGATGACGGCCACCGCCCACGGCGCGATCACACCGCTGTCATCGATGCAGTTGTCCAGATCGAAGCCCACAACACCGTGGTGGCCGGTCATGCAGTACCCGACACCTGTTGCTTCGGGGTTAGCGTTGTAAGCCCGCAGTGCGTCTTCAAACGTGCCCCACTTCGCCAGGTTGGCGGTGCTGATGCCGTGGGGGCCATTCAGCGCGACAGGTATCTTGTCGAACTTGCCACGCTTTTCGTTGTAGACCGCTTTCCAGGGTGCCCAGCGTTTTTGATTGCGCAGGGCCGCAGGAATGTGCTGCGCCCCTTGGAAGGAGTTGATTTTTGGTTGGGACATGTTGACGCTCATGTTGGTGATACGGCCTCTAGCAGTTCTTTGACCTTGGGCGAGAGCAGGTCGTAGCGCGGGATGCCAAACAGCGCCTCGATCTCCAGGGCACGCTCTAGGGGTGCCCAACCCTGGTCAACCCACTTGCACACTGCGGCTTCGCTCACCTTCAGGGCGCGGGCCAGGGATTTCTGGTTGCCAGCCATTGCGGCGGCATCCACCATTGCGTTTCGTTTTACGTTTTCCATCGGTTCCTCCGGGTAATTCACAAATCGTGAATCTTAACCGACAGGTGAACTAAGGGTAAACACTCTGTGATCTTTCTTGTAATCCCGGGCCAAAGGTTTATTGTTACCATCCCGATTAACCACTAGGTTAATAGGCCCGTAAGTTACTGTATGGATAGGAACACAACATGAACAACGTACCCACAGCTATCGAAGCACTGATGGCCGACCTGGAGCGGTTGGGCATGAGCCAATCGCAGTTCGTTTTTAGACTTGGGCCAGACCAGGACGGCAGTGCTGTCACCGAGTCGGCCATCTCCATGTGGAAGAAGCGCGGCAACATCCCGCGCAAGTGGGAGCGCCGGGTGGTGGAGATACTTGGCCGCGACAGTTTGACTGCCCGCGTCCTGGAAGACCAGTTCGCCCAGCGGTGGTCCGATCAGCGGTACGTTATAGATGTACAGGCCATCGCCCCCGCAATTCGCGAGGCACTTGGTGCCCCAAGCGCACCCCCGGTGAATGAGTTGGCGCTGCCTGAAGAGTTGCAGAAGTACCAGGGCCGCAGGGCCATCGAGGGCATAGACTTTTTAGGCATCGTTGGCCGCGCCGACTACATAAGCCCCCGCGTGGTGGCCGACCTTAAATGGGCGGTATCGGCAACGGTGAACCCCACGGTGTACCGCTCCTTGTTCCAGTTCGCGGCGATCCGCCAGCGGGACACCAACAAAAATCGCCACTACGGAGTGATTCTGGTGGACCCGCAAGACCAGGTGCAAAACACCGCACGATTGCGCGTCGAAGCGTTGATGCTGGGCGTGACTTTTGAGGTGGTACGAAGCCTGGAAATGGCCGCAAAACTGATCGAAGGTTGGGAAAACGGCCATTTGGACGCCGATTAACGCTATATTTTTCATAGCAGCAAACCTAATGCCCGCCTAGTGCGGGCACTTTTTTGCTAAATATCTTCACATTTTTGTTCATTTTTGTGTTGCAGGGGCACAAATGTTAGGCATAATCCGTCGCAAGTTAACCAAGATGTTAACTGCAAGCAAAAGGGATTTATGCCAACTTTCACACACCTCACTGACTCCGAAGTCGCCCGACTTCTGGACTCCCATCCTGACGTTCTGGTCGAAGCCAGCGTGCGTTTCCCCAAGTTGCCCACGCAACTGGAAGAGGCGCAGAACCTGATCAGCGTAATTGCTGATGCCGGTTTTGACATGACCAAAACCCGCGACATCGAAAAGGTCCGCGCTGCGGTGCGCTTCGCTGCGGAGCATGACATCAGCGGCGTGCAGGACATCCTGGACACGCTTTACGACATCGATCTGTTTGACGCGGCCTCGCTGCGCATTGCCTTCGTCCGCAAGAACAAAGAGGCCAGCGATGACGCTGCCTAAGTTCACCCCCATTCGCATCGCCTTGATCGTGGCCTATGTGGCCGCACTGATCGTGGTCTATGGCGACATGTTCGTTTTCCGTTCAACCCTGTAACTCAAGGAGTTTTCCAAATGCGTCAACCCAGCGCAACCAAACGCGGCCCTGGCCGCTTCCACAAGTCTGGACACAAAAAGTCCAAAAAGTCCCTAACCCGCAACTCGTAGGAGATACCTGAAATGGTACGCATTACCCTGGAATTTGATGACCTCGACACCGCAGTGTCGGCCCTGAACCAACTGCACCGCAAAGCCGATGGCAAAGTCATCGCCGCTGTTGAAACCGAAGCGGTGGAAGTAAAAAAGCCGCAGAAGGCCGAAGCGAAAAAGCCCGAGGCCGCTGCACCTACCCCAACTGCGCCCGTGACGGCTACACCGTCATTGCCGGAAGTTGCTCCACCCACTCCTGCTTTGGAATCCCCTTCTGACGCTATCGAGTACTCGGTGGTCAAGAAGGCAGTCCTGGACATCATCAAGGTCAAAGGCAACAGCGCAGTCGAAAGCCTGTTGGCCGAGTTTGGTGTGAAGTCTGGCCCCGCTCTCAAGCCCGACCAGTACCCCGCAGTGTTGGCCCGCGCCAAGGAACTGGTGTCCTAAATGGCAAAGCACGCCAAGAAAAGCCCATCGTCGTATGGCCGCTGGAGCAAGTGCCCCGGCAGCATCCGACTCACTGCGGACATCAAGGATAAAACCTCGCCCGCAGCGGAAGAGGGAACTGCGGCCCACTGGCTGGCAGAGCAGGCACTGCGCAAGAACTGCGCTTGCAAGGACTTGCTGGGTGCCACTGCCGAAAACGGCATCGTGGTGGACCAGGACATGGTCTTCTACGTCCAGGGCTACGTTGACTATGTCAACGACCTGGTTGCCAGCACACCTGGTGCGCAACTGCTCATCGAGCAGAAGTTGCCAATCGCGCACCTGACGGGTGAAGAGGATGCCACCGGCACCTCCGACGTTGTGGTGCTGGTTGACGATGAAATCATCGTGGTCGATCTCAAGTACGGACGCGGCGTTGCTGTCACTGCTGAAGGCAACGGCCAATTGCAGATGTACGCGCTGGGCGCAATGAAAGAGTTTGGGGTGCTGTATGACTGAACTCAAACGTGTACGCATGGTGATTCACCAACCCCGCCTGGGCATCGTCAGCGAGTGGACTCAGACCGTTGATGCGCTGAACCTCTTCAAAGAGGAAGTCAAGCAGGCGTCCGCCGCGTGTGACGCGCCCGACGCGCCCCTGGTGCCCGGTAACGACCAGTGCAAGTTCTGCCGTGGCAAGGCTCAGTGCGGTGCCCTGCGCACCGAGGTGCTTGGCATGTTTGAAGTCATCGAGCCTGCTGACCGCGATGTGGGTCAACTGGCGTTGGCGATGAGCAAGGCCGACATGATCGAGGCGTGGCTCAAGGCGATCCGGGGCCAACTGGAAAGCATGCTTTTCCAAGGCCAGAAAGTGCCTGGCTGGAAGATCGTCCAAGGCAAGCAAGGCAACCGCAAGTGGGTGTCCGATGCCCAGGCCGAAGAAGTGCTGAAGGCCATGCGCGTCAAGCATGACCAGATGTACGACTACTCGGTGATTTCCCCGACCACCGCTGAAAAGTTGATGAAGGCCGAAGTAATTGGACCGCGCCAGTGGCCCAAGTTGCAGTCCCTCATCACCCGCACCGAGGGCAAACCCTCTGTGGCCCCCGAGTCTGACAAGCGTCCTGCCATCTCTGTTGAGGCAACGGCAGACGCATTCGATGACCTCACTGTTTCCCAACCTGTCCTTACTACGGAGTAATTCTTATGGACTTCATCCTGAAAAAAGTGCGCCTGTCGCACCCCACCCTGTTCCACGCCAAGGAATTCAAAGCCGGTGACGGCAAGCCGCGCTGGTCGGCAAGCTTCATCGTCGAACCTGGTAGCGCCAACGACAAGATCATCCGCGATGCGATCAGCGCAGAAGCGAAGACCACCTGGGGCGACAAAGCCGCGCAGCAATTGAAGACCATGCAAGGCCAATCCAACAAGATGGCCTACCTGGATGGTGAAACCAAAGGCAAGCCTGAGTACGAAGGTCGCTGGGTGCTGTCCACGCACCGCGCAGCATCGCAGTCGCGCCCGCTGATCATTGACCGCGACAAGTCCCCGCTGACCTCGGACGATGGCAAACCCTACGGTGGTTGCTACGTCAACGCGCAGGTTTCTATCTACTGCCAAGCAGGCGAGAACGCTGGTGTCCGCGCATCGTTCAGCGTGATCCAGTTCGTTGAAGACGGTGACGCCTTCGGCGCGGCCCCGCCCAGCGCGGACGGCTTCGATGACCTGGGTGCTGGCGCAGACGCCGCTGCCTTGATGTAAGGGGCGCGGAGGTGTTTGTCCCCCATGACGCTGACTGCCCTGTTTGCGGGCGTGTGTTCCTCAAGGATGAGTCCTGGAAGCGCACATGCCTCAATTGCTGGATCGCGAAGAGAAACGCCGAAGACCCTTCGCGCCAACAACGCTACCACCAACAGCAGCAACAGCAGTCGCGCCAGCAATGGCAGGCACCCCCGCAGCAACCGCAAGGCAAGTTGGCAATCGACCAGACGATGTTGCGGCGACTGATTCAGTTAACGCACCCCGACAAGCACGGTGGCAGCGAGGCCGCGACTATCGCAACCCAATTTCTTTTGAAGCTGAAAGGGCAGATGTGATTGCCTCGCAGGGCATGGCACAGAAAGGCATGGCAATGCAAAGCTATTCGGTAAGAGCGAAATCTTTTACCGAACCGTTTTGGTTCAAAAGCACCGCACCGCAAGGCGAGGCAGCGCAAAGCGGCGCATCGCAGGGCAAAGCTATTCGGTAAGGGTGAAAGCTTTTACCGAACCGTTTTGGTTCAACGGCCCCGCAGGGCATGGCAAAGCAGGGCAGCGCAAAGCAGGGCAAAGCTATTCGGTAAGGGTGAAAGCTTTTACCGAACCGTTTTGGTTCAAAGGCACGGCATCGCACGGTAGTGCAATGCAAAGCAGCGCAAAGCCTTGCAGTGCAAAGCAACGCGACAAGGGTTCGCTCTTGTCAGGTCGCTTTGACCACCCAGCCGGGAATCTCGGTTGTTTTATTGAAGGAAATTTTTATGTCGATCCAAAAAGCACGCATCACGATCACCGGGTTGAACTACCTGTTGCAGAACAACCCGCAGACCGTTGATCCGTTCAACAAGTTCAGCAAGGCGATGAAGGCAATCACCAAAAAGCGCACCGGCAAGACAGAGGACGATCTGATCGAGTTGGGCAACATCGAGACCGAAGCGAAGTTGTACTTCGACACGGACCTGGGTGTGTACGTCCCCACCCGCTGGTTGACCGAAGCGATCTGCACTGGCGCGTTTGCGGTCATCAAGACCGGCAAGGACAAGATGCGCGGCGGCATCTTTGCGGTGGAGGAAAAAGCGAAGCTTCGCTACAAGGACATGGACAAGGTGAAGACTCTCACCGACGTTGTTATGAACCCCGTGTTTCGCCACCGCGCCCTGTTGCCCCAAGGCCAGGTTCGCGTTCCAAAAGACTTCCCGATTTTCAAGAACTGGTCTTTCGCTACTGACATCGAATTTGATGACACGGTGGTGGATTTCCAAAGCCTTAAGCGTGTCGTTGAGCGCACCGCAACCTATGTCGGCTTCGGTGATTTCCGCCCCACGTTTGGCCGCGCAACCGCAGAGGTCGTGAATGTCTAAACGTGACGCAAGCCGCGAACTTTATGCGGCCTTGCAAGAGCAGGGTCTGCTGGAATACGGCAGCACCATCGAGACCTGGCAAGTCCACCACTTGCTGGGAATCGAGATGCCTACCGTGGGGACCAAAGCGGTGTTTGACCGCATAGCGGTCCAGGAACTCGCGGCAGTTGACTATGTGCGCAACATTTTGCTGGGCCAGGGCAAGTACCTGATGGGCACTTCCACGGGTTACCGGGTGTTGCTGCCCAGCGAAAACAAAGGGCAGATCGATAGTTACATCGAGAGCGCAGACCGCAAGCTGTCCCGCGCCTTGAAGTTGAGCCGAAACACACCGGCAGACCCCGCGTTTTCCCCCGATCAGGTGGAGGCCCGCATCCACATGAAGCGCAACAAACGAAGAGGTGTTGGCGAATGACCCCACGCAAACTCTGGATCGACCTGGAAACCTTTTCCAGCGTGGCAATCAAGCACGGTGCCCACCGCTACGCAACGCAGGCCGAAATCATCCTGCTTGCGTGGGCGTTGGATGACGGTCCTGTGAGCGTGTGGGACTGCACCCTGGACCCGCTCCCGCCCGCTGAGTTGCTACACGCAGAGTTTGATGAAATATGGGCGCACAACTCTGGTTTTGACCGCACGGTGCTGCGGGCCTGCAAGCCCCACCTGGTGCCCACCGAACCCAGCCACTGGCGCGACACGATGGTGCAAGCCTATGCCCACGGTCTGCCTGGTGCGCTTGGCACGCTGTGCGACATCCTGGGCGTGCCCACCGACAAAGCCAAGGACAAGGAAGGTAAGACACTCATCCGCTTGTTCTGCATTCCCCCGGCGAAGAACCTCAAGCGGGGCCGCGCCACCCGTGAGACCCATCCGCAAGAGTGGGCCAAATTCGTGGAGTACGCCGCGCTGGACATCGAGGCAATGCGTGAGGTGCATCGCCGCCTGCCGCGTTGGAACTACCAGGGTGATGAACTTGCCCTGTGGCACCTGGACCAGCGCATCAACGACCGTGGTGTGATGATCGACATGGACCTGGCCCGTGGCGCTATCCGCGCAGTAGAACGCGCCCAGGCAGACCTCAAGGCCCGCACGCAGGAGTTGACCGGAGGCGAGGTGGAGTCCACCACCAAGCGTGACCAGTTCCTCGCGCACCTGTTGGAGCAGTACGGTGTCGCGCTGCCCGACGTGCAGATCAGCACGCTAGAGCGCAGGCTCAGTGACCCCGACCTCGATGCCGGTCTGCGCGAACTGTTGGCGATCCGCTTGCAGGCATCCAGCACCAGCACCGCTAAGTACAACACGCTGATCAACGCCACCAATGACGATGACCGCTTGCGTGGCGTCTTGCAGTTCGATGGTGCTGGCCGCACACGCCGCTGGGCGGGACGCCTGTTCCAACCCCAGAACCTTCCACGCCCCACGCTGAAAAACGATGACATCGATTTCGGCATCGAGGCAATCAAACTGGGCGCGGCCCACCTGTTCTATGAGTAACGTAATGGCCCTGGCCGCAAGCGCACTGCGCGGCACCATCATCGCGCCAGCGGGCAAGAAACTGGTGGTGGCTGACTTGTCCAACATCGAAGGCCGCGACCAAGCGTGGCTGGCCGGTGAAGAGTGGAAGCTGAAAGCATTCCGCGACTTCGACAACGGCACCGGGCATGACCTTTACAAACTCGCATACAGCAAGTCGTTTGGTGCGGCCCCAGAGAAGGTGACCAAAGACCAACGCCAGGTCGGCAAGGTGCAGGAATTGGCCTTGGGATACGAAGGTGGCGTGGGCGCGTTTGTGACCTTCGCAGCGGCCTACAACATCGACCTGGAAGCACTGGCCCCCACGGTGCTATCCCTGGCCCCACAGCACCTGGTCGAGAAGTCTGAACAGTTCTATGCCTGGACCATCAAAGACAAGCGCAACACGTTTGACCTGTCCCGCGATGCGTTCCTGGCCTGCGAGACATTGAAGCGCGGCTGGCGCGAAGCACATGCCGCAATCGCGGCCCTATGGCCTGCCCTCAAAGAGGCAGTGACGATGGCAGTTGAGCGGCCCGGCAACACCATCGCCTGTGGCCGATTCAAGTGCCGCCGCGATGGCAACTGGTTGCGCGTGGGCCTGCCCAGCGGCAACGTGCTTTGCTACCCCGCGCCTGAGATCGATGAGGAGGGTGCGTTCACCTACATGGGCATGAACCAGTACACCCGCCGCTGGTCCCGTTTGAAGAGTTATGGCGGCAAGATTTTCGAGAACGCATGCCAATCAGTCGCACGCGATGTGATGGCCCACAACATGCCATTGATCGAAACCGCAGGCTACGAAATCGTGCTGACTGTTCACGATGAAGTGATCTGCGAAGCACCCGACTCCGATGAATTTAACGAAGAGCAACTTTCCCAGTTGCTTGCAAACAACCCCCCGTGGGCACCAGACATGCCTCTGGCCGCTGCGGGTTTCCAAACCTACCGCTACCGAAAGGACTGATCGTGCGTTTCCTGTTTAAATTTTTCTACTTCCGCCGCAAAGGGTTCACCCTGCGCAATGCATGGAGGTACGCCCGAAATGCGTGACATCGTCCACCTAGTTTCTTGTAGTGGCGGCAAAGACTCCACTGCGACCTTGATCCTTGCGCTCAAGCAGTTTCCACACAACACGATGGCCGTGTTCGCTGACACCGGCAATGAGCATGAAGAGGTGTACACCTACCTGGACTATCTGGAGCGCACTCTGGGCATCAAGATCGTTCGCCTGAAAGCCAACTTCGATGCTTGGTGGTATCGCAAGGCGGAATACATCCGTAATAAGTGGCCCGAAAAAGGCGTGCCTGCGGACGCGGTTGAACGCGCACTCGCGGTGTTCGACAAAGGCCCAACGGACAACCCGTACCTGAACCTGTGCGTCATTAAGGGCCGCTTCCCTTCGCGCATGGCGCAGTTTTGCACGCAGTACCTTAAGACCCAGCCATTGACGCAATTCGCTTTGGAAATCTCCGACTTGCTGGACTGCGACATCTGGTCCTGGCAAGGTGTTCGCCGTGATGAATCCACCCGCCGCTCCAAGGCCGAGGGTTTTGATGATCTGACCGGCGGCATCTACGGTTTCCGCCCCATCGCCGGGTGGACGGCCCAAGAGGTGGTGGACTTCTGCTTGCAGCACGGTGTCGAGGTTAACCCGCTCTACAAGCAAGGTATGAACCGCGTGGGCTGCATGCCCTGCATCAACGCATCAAAAGCTGAACTGGCAGAGATATCCCGCCGCTTCCCTGAACATATCGAGCGGATCGCTGAATGGGAGCGCATGGTCGCCCAAGGTTCTAAGCGCGGCGACTCTTCGTTCTTTCCAGCACCCACGGGCGACAACCGTGGCGAACTGCGCGGCAACAACATCGTGTCCGTAGTCCGCTGGGCGAAGACGTTTCGTGGCGGCAAGGTTGCGGACCCCCAGTGGGACATGCAAGGCGAAGCCTGCTCCTCTAGCTATGGGTTGTGCGGATGAGACTCCTTACCTTGCCGAACTATAGCTGCCACATCTACTTGAGCGGCCCCATCGATGTCGCGAAGCAAATCCTGCGGGAAGAGTGCTTGCGCGAAGGTCTTTGCGTGACTGTGGAACCTACCACCTACATCTACACCGGGGGTGAGGAGCAGGGTTATGTGGTGGGCCTTGTCAACTACCCCCGCTTTCCGAAATCTCCTGGCGAGATCAAGGAGCGGGCTATGCGAATCGCTACCGATTTGCTGCTCAAAACACATCAACTGTCTGCCCTGGTGGTGGACCCAATGGAATCGTCCTGGGTGTCCAGGCGCACAGAGGAATAGCAATGCGCGAATCAGAAATCGAAGACCACCTGGTCAAGCGGGTGAAAGAGTTGGGCGGCGAAGTGCGCAAGGTCGCTTGGATCGGGCGCAAAGGCGCACCTGATCGCCTGGTGATGATGCCCGCAGTGGCGTTCACTTTTGACCAACCCAACACCATTTGGGTCGAACTGAAAGCACCGGGCGAAAAGGCGAAACCCCACCAAAAACGTGAGCATGACCGTATGCGCGACATGGGTCAGCGTGTTGTGGTGATCGACTCCATCGAAGGTGTTGAGGAGTTGCTGGCATGACCGAAAAAAAGCAACGCAAAAACGGGCGTCCTGCGCTCACCCCGGGCCAACCCCGGGTCTCCACATCGGTGAGCCTTACCCGCGACCTCCAGGTGCTGTTTTATCGGCTGGGTGGCAGCAAGTGGCTCCGCGAAACCATCGCCAAAGCTGCGGGAGCGTTGAAGAAATGAGACCAAAGAAATGGAGGGACGGCACCGTGAAGAGCATGAACAACGCTTTCAACTGGCAGGGCCAGCCCAGCATCTTCACGGCTAAAGGTCAGCGGGCAACGATTGCCTATGTGGTCCAGGTTGCGCTGCGCGTGAACCAGGACGGTGCCCTTGGGGCGCATGGCCGAATCGATAAGCGCAAGCGCACAAGGAGGATCGTCAAGTGATCTACACACCACGCCCCTACGGTGCGCTGATCACCGACCACATCATTGAAAACCCACGCTGCGGGGTTTGGGCCAGCATGGGTATGGGCAAGACCGTGGGCACGCTCACGGCGCTGTCCTCTTTGCTCCTGGTCGAAGACGGCCCGGTGTTGGTGGTGGCACCCCTGCGTGTTGCCCGCAGCACCTGGCCGGATGAATGCCGCAAGTTCGACCACATCAAACATCTGCGCTGCATGCCTATTGTCGGCAACGTAAAGGACCGCACCAACGCGGCCCGCGTGCCTGCCGACATCTACACCACCAATTACGAAAACCTGCCCTGGTTGGTCGAGTTTTGGGGTGACAAGTGGCCTTACAAAATCCTGGTGCTGGATGAGTCCACCAAGGTCAAGTCGTTCCGTACCCGCCAGGGTGGCGTGCGGGCCAAGGCACTCGGAAGCATTGCGCACACAAAGGTCAAACGCTTGATCGAATTGACAGGCACACCAGCACCCGCAGGTTTGCAATCACTGTGGGGCCAGATGTGGTTCCTGGACATCGGTGCGCGGCTGGGCAAGTCCTACACCGCGTTCACTGACCGCTGGTTCCGTACCGACTTCAATGGGTACGGTCTGCGGCCTCTGCCAGGTGCGCAAGTAGAAATCCAAGACAAGATCAAAGACCTGTGCCTGACCGTGGACGCTAAGGATTGGTTCGACATCAAAGACCCCATCGTCAACAACATGTACATCGATCTTCCACCGCGTGCGCGAAAGCATTACAACGACATGGAGAAGGAAATGTTCATGGCACTGGAGTCGGGGCATGAGGTCGAAGCTTTCAACGCCGCAAGCCGCACGATCAAGTGCTTGCAGATTGCATCGGGCGCGACCTATGTCGGCAACTCCAACATCGATTGGGAAGAACTGCACGATGGAAAAATTCAAGCGTTGGAGTCAATCGTGGAAGAGGCATCTGGCATGCCCGTCCTGGTGGCCTATCACTTCAAGAGCGATCTTTCCAGGTTGCAAAAAGCTTTCCCTGCGGGCCGGGTGTTGGACTCTAACCCTGCAACGATTGATGATTGGAACAGCGGCAGAGTACCAGTGCTGTTTGCGCACCCGCAGTCGGCGGGCCACGGTCTCAATTTGCAAGATGGCGGAAACATCCTAGTCTACTTTTCGCACTGGTGGAGCCTGGAAGAGCGCATGCAGATTGCTGAACGCATTGGCCCCACCCGCCAGATGCAAGCTGGGTATGACCGCCCGGTGTTTGTCCACAACATCATCGCCCGCGACACCGTTGATGAACTGGTCATCGAGCGTGTGAACAGCAAACGCGATGTCCAGGAGATTCTCCTGGAAGCGATGAAAAAGAAAGCCTTCATATGAACTGCCCCCACTGCGGAAAGACCCACAAGGGCATCGTGCTGGAGTCCCGGCCCCATGACGTTGGGGTGCTTCGCAAACGCGCCTGCGGGGCGTGCGGCAAGTCCTATGTGACGCTGGAGTTTGCCGACCCTGACCTGATCCTTGCGCGATCCCGACCAGACAAATTGGCCGCAGTTGCCAAACAGAAAGCTGCACAACTCCGAGTCACCAACACCGATATTTTTAGAGCATGGAAATGAAAAAACTCACACCCGAAGAGAAGAAAAGCATCGAAGCCAATGCCGTGGAAGCGGCACGCGATGGCCTGCACCCCAAGGACGCTTGCCCCTGGCCGTTTGGTAGCGAGGAAGGCAAACACTGGATTGCGGTCTGGGCGCTAGTGTGGGGGCACTCGAAATGAACTGTTCTGGAGATTGCCGCCAAGGTCGTGAGTGCGACTGCGGGGAACCCATGCCACTGAGCGAGTACTTGTGTGTCATCCCGCTGATCGTTGTCAGCACGTTGTGCGGGCTTACCGGGATTTATCTTATTGCGAGGTACTTTATATGACTGAACTGCCGCAACCAGACGTGATGCTGCCCCACGGCAAGTATGAAATTTTGACGCGTAAGGAAATGGTCTCCTTCTACACAGCAGACACAGTACGCCAACTGATTGCACAAGCGCGTGAGGATGCGCTGGAAGAAGCAATCATTCTGAACTGGACAGAGATCATGCGTGAAGGTGCTCTTGTTACTTGGGGAGATGCTGAAACGCTTGGTGACCGAGTGATCGCAATTCTTGATAAGTTGAAGGAGCAAGTGAAATGAACATCCCAAAAGAAACAGTTGATCAGTTTGTCAATGAAGCAATGGATAAGTACATAACTAAGGATGCTCAGTTCCAGCATGTCGCCCAACGTGCAGTCGAGTGGACGTTGCAGCAGCTTGGTGCTGTGGACATGGAGCCTGATGGAGCGATTGAAGTTTACTCAGGAACTAACGAGCGCGGCTTGCCTGAGTACACGTACCAAGATGGGTATTCCGCCACCCAACTTGCAGCAGCACGGTTGCAGTGCCTGAAAGACTACGAGCGACTTATGGAGTCGCATATCGCGACACTTCAGCGCATCGCAGAGTTGGAAGCGCAGGTTGAATTGTTGTTGAAAGAGCGCACTGCTGGCGTCGAATCTGCCAATCATCGTGTAGATGTGCGGAATCAGCGCATCGCAGAGTTGGAAGCGCAGTTGGCACATGAACGAAGCCTTGTCGGTAAGTACATGGCTCAGTGCAATGAGCAGGAGCGCAGCAAGCAAGAGCCTATTATGGTGCATGGGTTTGAGGCCATACACAAGGAAGGCGGAGGCACGGTACTACGCCCAATCACACGAACCATTGCAGCACCAGTTGACCAACAGGCAGAGATTGAAGCTGTACGCAAAGCCAACATCGACTGCATGAATCACTACAACGATGCACGGGCAGAGATTGAACGGATGCGTGAGGCGTTGGAGCAAACATACGTAGCACTGCTGCCACACAAATCGACGGTACTGCGTTGGTACACACCGACTGACCAAGCCATTGACGCTGCCCGTGCAGCATTGGAGAAGAAATGAACACACTTGAAGATCGTATCTACGCATGGCTCACACACGGCCATGCCAAGAATGGTATTAACTGGCATGACGCTATGGACACGGCAAAAGCCAAACTGAATCACATGGATCACGTTGAGTTTCTGGAACTTATCAGCCACGAAATTAGCGATATGCTGCGCTACAAGGAGGATGCAAAATGACCATTAAAGAAACCATCCTGCCGCTGGCAGATTCGTATGCTGGACGTGCGTCAGTAGCATTCAACGATGCAAACATTCTGCTGGCAGACAAAGCCCGAGCCGCCCTGTGCGCTGCACTCGATGCCGCTGACCGAGAATTGGAGGCTGCACGTAATGCAGCGTTCAGCGAGGGCGTTCGTGCTGGGAAGATTGAAGCAGAGAACGCGGCGTTGCGAAAAGAACTCACAGAACTGCGCGAACTGCACACCGTACGGATGAACGCCCTGCAACCCTACAGCAAGTGGTACGAAGAACTGCGCCAAGCTACGGACGGTGGCAGCGAGTCAATGACGCATGAAGATGCGATTGCCCATGTGGAGTACCTGAGTGATGCTTATGCGGAGCGCAGCAAGCAAGAGCAGATGACGTTTGAAGAAATCATGCACATTGCAGGACAGTTTGGCGAGATGGACACGATGAAAGAACAATGCGCATTCGCCAGAGCAGTCCTCGCAGCCCACGGTATAGGAGAGCAAGGATGATCCAAGACACTGAAACCCTAGTGCGGAACGATATCTATTTGCGCCAGTTAAAAGGTCTGGCTAAATACGGCACCACAGTGTCAGAGAACCCGCTGCCGTTGCGTGCTTGGCTCCAACATCAGTATGAGGAACTTCTGGATGCTGCCGTTTATTGCAAACGCGCTATCCAACAAATTGATGCGGAGGCCGATGATGGGAAGTGAATTTCTATCGCCCATTGATCTGCACTCGCTGACCGGCTATGCGCGGCCCGGGAAGCAGGCCCAGTGGCTCAAGGATCACGGTATCCCGCACCGCGTTGACGGTGCCAGGGTGATCGTCGCGTCCAAGCATGTGACAAGTTGGTTGGAAGGTCGTACAGTTGTCAGTTCCAGTGGCCCGAATTGGGGAGCAGTGAAGTGAGCAATAAATATCCGCGCCTGCGCACGCACACCCGCAAGGGAAAGTCTGGACAGGTGTGGACATGGTGGACCTACGATCAGCGCCCCCACGGCCCGGAAATAAGCCTTGGCCGCGACTATGCGAAGGCGTTGGAGCAGTGGGAACTCCTGCACCTGAAAAAGCCACTGACGATTGGACGGGTGCAGGAAGCAATCAACGCCTGGCGCGATGAAGTGCTGCCCAGCTACCCCAACAGTGAAACCCGCAAGTCGTACACCAAGCAACTCCGCAACGTCGAAGCCTGGTGCGGCCAAATGTCATGGTATGAGATCACGCTGCCGTTGATGCGGCAGTACCTGCGTGCAAGGTCTGCAAAGACCCAAGGCAACCGCGAACTGTCGGTGCTATCAATCGTGTGGTCATACGCCCGCAAGGAAGGAATGACCGAACTGCAATGGCCCGCTGCCGGGGTGAAGGATTGGAAGAATGAAGAACAGGCAAGAACTTTTGAAGTCACCGACGAAATCTTCAACGCAATTTACGAAGCTGGTGACGCTGTACTCCGGGCTTGCATGGACATCGCAACCGCGACAGGGATGCGCCTCACTGACGCCAGAACTGTGCGCTTACCAGTGGACGGAAAGCTTCGGTTCAAGTCCAGCAAGCGAGGTAAGTATTCGTTTTTTGAGGTTGCCGAGTCCCCTATCCTCTCAGACCTTATCGCTCGACGCGGCAATGTGGATTGCGTGACCCTGCTGTGTACACCCACCGGGCGCACGGTGTCGGAGTCGATGCTGCGCGACAGGTATGACGTGGCCCGCGCTGCCGCCGCCGAAAAGAACCCTGCGCTTTCGGATCAGATCAAAGCGATGTTCCTGCGCGACTGCCGCAAGCGTGCCGCTGACCTGGCCGAGGACACCGACGCCGCAAGCAAACTCTTGCAGCATTCCAGCACCGCGCTGACCACCACCCACTACCGCACCAAGGGTACGAAATTGAAGGCGGTACGGTGATGAAAACCATGTCTGCATTACCCTCCGGCCAGAGTGAGAAAACCGCCGAAGAAATGCAGACGCGATTGGCCGCAAACCCGCATGGTTAAGCCATTTCAGGATGGGACTCAAAATCCCCCGCCGCAAGGCGTGCCGGTTCGATTCCGGCCCCGGGCACCATAGGTTTGGCGCTATAGAAATGATAGCTACGTCTGCATCGTGTCTGCAACCATGTCTGCATTTACTTGTGCGATACGGCAGCAACGCCTTGTATCTT